AATCCAATCAGAATAATCTTCAACACCTTGTATAGACCATTGCCCTTCTCCATTTCTTGAAGTAGGGTCATTTTTATCTAAAAAATTTTCTTTAAACGTATCTTTATTTTTAGCAAAATCTAATATTTGATTAAGTCTATTATTGTAGTCCCCTAATTGAGCAGCATACATACTTCTTTCTTCTGGAGTAGTAGCTTTTTCAAGATTTAACTCTAATGTAGTCTTATCAGATATGGTTTGATTAAACAAATCATTAGTTTGCTTTTCAATATCTAAACCATATAATTTTGATTGTTGAGTATTTAAATTTTTTACAAGTCTTTGGCTGTACGCTAAATCTTCTTTTTGCTGCTTTTTTAACTTTTCATTTTGTACCTCTGTTTGTTTTTCTAAAAATTTTACAGTAGTATTAGCAATCGACTTAGACATATTTGTCCAAGCAGAAGAAGTATCAACTATGACTGTTTGCGGATTTTCGTATGCACCCATTTTTTTTGTTTATTTTAATAATATTATTATCATACCCCAAATTCAGAATTTCCCGCTGCGCTTGCAGCTATTCCAGTTATTCCTGAAACTCCTCCTGCAATTGCATTAGCACTTTGTTGCCTTGCTGCTGCTTGCTGTTGTTGTTGACCAGTTATTTGCGCTTGTAGTCTATTTAACTGTTGCTCTTCGCGTCTATCTTGTTGTTCAAATTCATATTGTCTTCCTGCAACATCAGCTTGTTGTAATCTTCCAGCTTCAGCGTATTGAGCGGTTTGAACTCTTTGAGCCTCTGCCATTTTAGCGCTTTGTAAGCTAGCCTCTCCTTGAGCTCTTAGCTTTTCATTGTTAGCTTCTTGAGATTCTATTGTAGCAGCAACCCCTTTTTTACTAGCCAAAGCAGCTTGAGCTAAAGCAGTCGCTCCGCCAGCACTAGCCCCTGTAGCAGCTAATGTATCTAAAGTATTAGCAAGAGCAATATCGCTCTGTTCCATCTGTATTTCAGCAGCTTTAGTTGCAACACCTAAATTATCATAAGGATTACTTAAATTACCACTTAAATCTTCTATTTGAGATGAAAGATCTTTAACACCCTCATATGGATTTATTACAGGGGTTCTATTTCTTTCCGCTGCGTCCATTTCTTTTTTTAAAGCACCTTCTTTTTTAGCGGCACTTTTTCTAGCTTTTCTTGCTGAGCTTGCTCCTATTGCTGATCCAGCTATTGAACCTGCTGCTCCAATACCCGCGGCTATTAGTGTTGCTGCTGCCATATTATATTAATTTTTTATATTTTTAGTTATTTCATAAGAAGGATCTTTATCTACCGTATATCCTAATTTTTTATGCATTTTTAATAAAGCTTTATTTCTGCTAACGCTAAAAATTACTTCTTTACCTTGATTTCTAGCCGCACTTTCTGCAGATGTTATTAAAAGTTCAATTGCTTGCCTTTTGTTTATTTCTTTGTAATTAGGATCTGAAATTATCCATTCTAGCCATGCTATGTTAGAATTTGTAAGATATAAAAAGCCTGCTACAATTGGTTTATTATCATTTTCCACCATAAACCCACCTATACCATTTAAGGGTAACATTTCCTTAGTAGGATGCACTTTCCAATCCGGCCATTCTAACCACCAACTGCATAGTGTTTCCCAATCATTTTCAGTTAAAACTCTAACTTTTAACTCATTCATAAAATAAAATTTAATTATATAAAGATACTAAAATTTTTAGTAACTGGACTCTACATATTCTGATGATACAGCAAACAACTCTTTTGCTTTTCCAAAATTAGTTACAGTATCAGTTGACATAGAAACAGTCACAAAGTGTCCTTTTATACCACTTATTTGATTGCCAAAAATAATTTCACCTGGAGCAGGCCCTGAGTTATTAATTAAATTTGCAAAATATTTATTTTCTTTTCTGTCAAAGCCAGCTCTATTTATAGGAGGCGTTAATGTTGATGGGTATTGATTACCAAAGTTATCATATGCCCCTTGATTGTAGCTGTATATTAAAGAAGTTTCATCTTGTGTATTAGTATTGCTAAATTCTGTAAATTCGCCTCCTGTGTTGACTGAGCTAACACCTGTAAAATCTGAAGCATATGAATCTACTTGCCAACCATTGCTTCCTTCATAATTAATTGTTTTAAATACTTTAGACATGCTAACCGAAGGATTTAATACAAATTTTATAGATGAATTATAAGTAGTTCCATAAAATTGTGCTCTATTAACATTTTGACTATAATGTCTATATAAAGCAGCATTTTTATCTGTAGAATTTCCGTTGTCTATTGTATAAAATTGATTTTTTAAACTTGTTCCTGCAGCTGGTTTATAATTATAAAAACTAGTCCATCCATTTATGGTTTCATCAAAAGAAAGCGTTTTATAATCATTAGAGTTAGCAGGCTGCAATGATACAACATATTGTTTTGTATATATATCCCACATACCAACAGCTTTACCAGGCCCGACTTGATAACTATCTAAAGATGCGAATTGATCTCTAAAAAAATCAATCATACCGTAATTAGAAATTTCCGTTATTCCATCAGCTGATAATCTTAATACAGCATTTCTATCTTTATCTGTAAAATATTTTCTATAACCATAAACAGCAAAGCTTTCAGGATTTCTACTTATTCCAAAATTACCTCCGTATGCTCTTACAGGGCCAATAACAACTTTACCCGTTGTAGTTAAGCCTGTTCCTTCTGCAGTATATATAGCGTCTTTGTCAATTAAAGCATTACTAACTTTATTTTCTTGAAATATTATTAAATTAGTGTCTTCTGCATATAACTTTTGAATTGACCCTTGTGCAGGATCTAAACTTCTAGTTATATCTGCTCCAATAGAAAAAACATTTGTATTATTTGTTCCTGTTGTTGAATTAAATATACCTGAATATATTAATGAATTAAATCTTAAGGAAGAATTAGGTTCGTCTTCTACTAAATAAGCTTTAGCCCCATACCCGGCAGAAGTATTATTATAACCACCTCTAATACGCGCTTCTTCTATAACCCAATTTTTTGTAATTTGAGCAGAATTAGAAGATACATTACCTTGATCAAATCCGCCAATAGCTTGAGGAATACCTCTGGAGCCATTCCATACCGGTTCATCGCTATTATTTAGAGTTTTTCTTAAGATAAAACTATTAAAATATTTAACTTCTATTATTGCTGGCATATCTTTTATTATTACTTATTTCTTATTTAAGTTACACTTAACCCGGAGGGAATTGAGGGGAGTTTGGAGCAACACCAGGCTGAACAGTTGTTTGGCTTTCAACGTCTGTTAAAACTTTTATACCATTATTATCTAAATACACGGCCCATTTTCTGTCTTGGTCAGTTTGTCTAAAATCAATGCTTTGACTACCCGTAGCAGATGTTGTTCCAAATTTAGGAAATGAATTATCTGTTCCATATTTAACATTAACATCAAAATTTGCCCCTACAGATCTAAATCCATACCATCCTGCACCTTGAAAACCTGATGAACCAGATTCCCATGGTATTGTAAGTTCAGCATCTTCATAAAATCTACTTACATATCTCATTGCCCATTCTCTAGCAAATAAATTTTTACTAGTAGCTAAGCCTGTTGCAATTATACCATCGGCTCCAGTTGAAGTAGAAACTTGATAGCTATAAGACCTAGGTGTAGAGCGGCTATAAGGTGGGTAGTATAAATCGCCATATCTTAATACTGATCGCCAATTCATTTGTGCATTTTTATATTGGGCATCTACTGGGCATGAGTCTGTTCCATAACCTACTACAATATCTTCTCCATATCCACTAGGCCCATCAGCAACAGAAAGTCCCCATGGGTAGCGTACTACCAATCTATAGTCCCCATAGTACTCAGGCGCATTAGTATATGCTTCCTGCTGGCTTTTGCCAATTACAAAAACTCTTCTTGCTGCTACTCTAAACCTATTTGATGTCCCAGTTACAGGAGGTTGTAATGATGCCTGCATACAATCTTCTGAATCAATATTAGTATCAGTTATAGGAAATTCATTTATTTCTCTATTATCATAGTCTCTTGCGGAATCGTCATTGGTTATAACACCAGTAGCCTGAATAGCACCATAAGGATCAACAGATATAGAATCCCAATTGTTTTGAGTTCCTCCAAATTTAATTTCTTTGCCCTCTATATCTTTTGCTATTTCCCAATTATTTGGATACCCTGCTCCAGTTGGATTTCTATATTGTAAATATGTAGGATATAAAATAAAGGGATATGTTGTTAATGAATTATTAACGCTAAAATCATATTGCTCTCCTAAAACATCAAGAGCTATAAAACCTGTCCCTTGTGTTAAGCCTCCACTTAAACCAGATGATGGATTGTCAGTTCCTAATGATTTATGATTTTCATTATAAAAAGTATATCCATCACAATCAGGTGCCGTTACAAATCCGCTATTTTCTTTTGTAGATGTTAATGAAAGCCCCGAATAAGGTGTTCGTATATCAACCGTACCCGTAGATTCGCCTGGCAATGGAGTTGATGCTGTAGAGTTATTATCTCCAGATGACCAGTAATGGGCTCCAGACCATCCGCTTCCCCCTGACATAAGTGCGCTACCTGAACCAAATCCTTCATTAACAGGTATTTCTCCCGCTACTAATTCACTTGTTATAGTATCAGTTAAACCCCCAGCATCTTGAACAGTTATTGTTAATGTAATTTTTCCTGCAAGTGAATCGCTAACACTTAATTCGCCTGTATTTGCATCTAAAGTAAGTTCAGGAGGGTTTCCTTCCATGCTCCATGTTAAATTTAAAGCATTCCGCGTAGTGTCAACTGTTCCGTTAATTGCTTCATAAGTAAATATTACTCCTGTATCATCTGCATCAAAAGAAACTGTGGTTCCATTAGTTATAGTAGGAGCTACATTAGATAAACTTTCTACTACATCGGCAACATTTTCTCCTGTTGTATCGTCAGTAAAAGTAAAATAAAATACTTGATTTACAGCTGCATCAGGTCCATAATAAAATTCTTCTGTAGTATCAATTTCATATGTATCAAATGTATCCTTGTCTAGCGGATCATAAACTGATTGAGCAGTTTTTGGTATTTTTCTTAAAGAAAATTTGGTAATATCATTTCCATCTATATCAGTAACGCTCATAGACAAATCACTTTCTTCTAGGGGTTCTTTAGGAAGTTGATTATTACCTTCTTCGTCAATTGGTGCAAATCTACCTGCAATTGAAGTACCTATTTCGGTTGCTTCATCTAAATCCCATTCAAAGTATACTAAACCTACTGTTTCGTTTGTACCGGTGCGTATTGCTTCATTTAAATCTGATATTAAACCAGTTGTAGATGTTTCCCAAAATATTTCTAATCTTGAAGTAACAGGTTCAGTTTCATAAACTCCTAATAAAAAATTATAACTTCCTGAAGCTACCGGTAAAGAACCAATTGGATTTTGCTCATTACCTTGAGTTATTCTGGCTATATATGGATTAGAATCTGTTTGATAAAGATCAACAATAGTAGCGCCACTTGTGACTATATTTTCTTCTTCAGCTATTGTGTTTACAGTATCCGAAGAAGGTAAAATTGTTATAGATTCAACAGCAGGCGTAGTTACACTATCTATTTGTCCCGGGTAAAATTGTTGATTATAAGTTGGAGAAGTGCTTCTATCCGGTGTTACTCTACCAAATAATTGCACACTGCTTCTATATTGTTTTTGGTCTGGGCCAACTTCATTTAAATCTCTTGGCACTTTGTTTATATTGTCATTTATTAAAGTTATAAATGCAGTACTGTTTTGAGGATCCGGAGGAGAAGCTGGAGCCGAAGGATACCCATTTAGTATTCCTCCTAAATAAACATTATAATATTCTTGTTCTAATTGCTTTACAACTATTTTATAAGAATACCACCCTAAAGGATTATAGTTAGCACTAGAAGGATCACCGTTATATAATCCAGGAGCACCAGTTACAATACTTTTTGTTGATTGAATTGCTTGATCAAATCTTATTTTTAAAGAATCACCCGGCCAATCTTTTACAGACGCAGCGTAAACAGTAGTTTCACCTAATAAACCTAATCTATAAGGATTATACACGGTTGAAGCGCCAAATAATACTGCATTAACATCTTGTCCTTCTGTTGTAGTAGACAATATAACTGTTGATGTTCTACCATATCTATCTGATAATACAACACCAACTTGATAATTTCTATTTTGTTTTAAATTATGATTAGGGTATTCTACAATGCTTGTTGTATTTTCTACTCTACCTATATTAGGATCATCATCATCATTAAAATTAGATTTACTTGAAATACCCACATCATAAACCAAAGACTTAGGAGGTGTATGTTTATCTTGATAATTACCATACACAACTCTATTGCCTATTATTTCTTGTGATAAAGCTTTTACTGGAACTTTGTCATATACTCTAATTAATGTAGAATCTGGTAAAGTTTTAAATGGTTTTTTTGCTTGGTAATCATATTCTACATAATTACCAGTTGTCATTGATATTGTTGATCCGGGAATAGTGTCTACAACATATAAAGCCTGACCATCAGATTCTTTAAATACTACATCTATTTCATCAATATTAAAATTTTCTACAAATGTAGCCCCGTCGGCAGATGGTATTGGAATTTGTAATAATATCCTATTTACTTTATTTTGCATAAACTTTACAATTGTACTTCGATAAGCACTTTCCTCATCTCCTTCAAGAAAGTATCCATCTTGTTGAGGTATAAATAAAGCTTGTGTAAATGGGGCAAGTAAAGAATATTCTCCGCTATTAAACCTAAACCTATAACTAAATCTTACAAATTTATTTTCTAAATAATCAGGATCTCCAGCGTAGCTTGCGTTATAATAAGGGTTTTCAGTAGAATTGTCAGGTAGAAATTCACTAACAACATCGTACATAGTGGTTTCTGGAGCAGCCGCAGCTCCTTGAGTAGTACTATCTTTATAAACTAAAATAGGATCAAAGGGATTATATTGGGCTACGCTTACAGAATCTTCATTTGTATAAAATACTCCGCCACTTGCATTTCTTCGCGTTATATCAATTCTTCTTGGTTGGTTTCTATTATCTGTAAAAAATAATATATTTTCAACCATATTAACACCATAAATAGGATTTGTTGTTGAAAAATTTAAAAATGCTCCTTCCGCTAACCTTACACTATCCCCATTTAATACATTATATTCGTAAATATAATTAAATTTAGTAGGATCGTAGGTAGGATTTGTTATGTAATTTAAATCTGTATAATTAGTTAAAAAAAAGTATATTGTATTTTTTGATGGATTTGTAAATTGCCCAATAACTTGTATGCCTGTAGTCGTTAAAGCTTCAAAATCAATTAAATCTTGATTACCTAAAACGTTTTCTAAAGCACCTACATCTTCACCTTGAGATTTACTTACTTGTATATTAAAGCCTTCCCGATATTCACCTGATGGTATTAATCTATCATCAAGGTCTTGATTCATTTTAGACTTTATAAAAGCATTTTTAACTTCTGCCATTTATTTAATTTTTAAGCCATTTAGATTTGTTTCGCATCACTTGCACAAACTCTTCTGGTTTTATATTAGATAATCTTATCTTAGCATTTCTTATTGCAGCAAATTTTTCTTTTTTATATCTATTTACAATATATTCAGGTGTATTTATTTTTGAAGCAAGTATTGCGTGATTTAAATATGAATAGATGGCCTGCTCTGCCATTTTAGGTACTTTCATATCTTGCTCATAAGCAACTCCATCTGAAATATATTCGAATATTATCAATGCAGCATTCAAATTGCTTGAAAAAGAAATACTATTTTCTCTTTGATTAATAGTAAACCATCCATTTGATTGAGAAATTTCAGGATCTAAACCATAGCGCCTGCCTAATAAAGCATCTGGAAATTGATAATCATAATAAATAGACTCATCTCTTTCTGTTCCTTCAAACGCTCCACTAATTAATCGATCATTAGCCTTATCCCATCTTTGTTCAATAATAGAAGTAGCCGTAATGTTCTCATCAAAATTATCTTGCAAAGGTTGGCCAGTATAATCTTGTGGTAATATTTCTGTTGGATTTGAAGTCAACCTTGTAGGATATATAGGGTGTTTAACGCCTAATTGATCTACCCAGGAAATACTTACGTAATTTACGTAATCTTGAGGAAGGGGAATTGAAAGGTTTGGAGGTATTTGGACTTCTTGTGATTTTATTGCATTTAAAGTATCATAGCTTAATTCTTGTAATGCTCTTTTTGTATGAAAAATAATATCTGTTCGTTTAACACTAGGAATAAGTTTTCCCGCTCCTACATAAGCAACTTGAAAATTATTTACTAAGTCAGAAACTTTCGTATAAGCATAGCTTCCATAATTATTTTCAACAATATTACCATACGCATCTTCATTACCATAATGTCCACCGTTGAGTCTTTTTAATTGTACTACAACAAAAGTTCCATTAGCTAAAGATACAGGAAGTGTTATAGTATTTTCAGAAACCGTAAAATCAGAAGTGTATTCTATATAGGTACTACCTTCTCCTGTAGTACTTGTGTATATTTTAAAATTGTTTAATGCATAATCAGGAGATAATGTATTGGCAGATCCGAATACTAAATCTGTATTAAACGTTGTAGTAAATGTTTTTTGATTATTAGCCGTTATAAAACCTTGAGCTCCAGCGTAGTACTGTCTATTTGTTTCTTGTATTAAACCTCCATTAGGTGATGCCATAATTTATTAGCTTTTTTGGTTTATTTCTTCTTTTTGTATTTGTTGAGAAGCTGCCTGCACTATTTGAGGATCTCTTATTATTATTCCAGAATACTGCAATATTTTTAAAATAATTTCGGTTTGCTCTGATTCATGCAACTCAAACTGAATAGAATTTTCAGGATCATATATATATTGCCCTAAGGTGCCTGTCGTAAATGCCCAACTAATATCATTAGGCTTTTTAACGTAATCAACCACTACGTTGTTCGTTATAGTGGCTGGTTCAATTAATAAAAAATTATTTTCGTAAAGATAAACAGGAAACGTTTTGGAAGCTTTTGTTAGTTTTGATTTTTGAATATTGTAAAAATCACTTCTTTGCAATCTTTGAACTTGTACGGTATCATTATATATTACCTCACCTAATCTATAAAAATTAACAGAATTTCCATAAATATCAGAAGCGGGTAACTTAAAAAATGGTAAACCAGGAACAGACTGATCATCATAAACTGCATCTCCAAAAGTTTTAAATATAGATATTTTTTCATCTATATTCTCTACTCGGCTAGCATACGTGTCATCAGTTTGAGGAACGCGTATTTGCTGATTTAAATCATCAAAATACTTTTCAAATATCTCAAGTTGTACCTGTGTTCCTAAACTATTAAACTCAGCTGGTGGAATATATCCGCGCTGCTCTTTGTTTAATATATATAAAACTGTTTGATATACAGTGTTTACGTTTACTGCCATTTGTTGTTTTTTTTATAATATAAGATACGCTGAGCTTTTACACCCAGCGTTCTTAATATTAATATTACGCGTTAATATAGTTTTTTCTCTATAGATTTATATACTTCAACGCCTTCGTCTGTTTTTAAATAAGACGCAAATGCAGAAAATGGATTTTCTTCAAAAGGAACAACCATTAATTTTTTATTATTCGATGACCAATGAATACTTTGTTGATCAGGTGATAAATTAATAATTCCAGCTTCGGAAGCTTTTATTGCAAAATTTCTTAATTCTACATTTTCGTCATTAGCCAAGTTTAAGAACAAACTAGGATTGTTTTTAGCAAATATTAGTAAATCTCTTTTAATTTCTTTAGAAGCCATGTCAGACACTTTAGATCCAGCTTCAACGCGCAAAATAGCCTCCATATGATCAATATCCATATTTCTTGCTAGATTTAACGCATCTATTTCTAATTCTAATTCTTCAAGATCATCAGAAGCTACTTCTACTTGATCATATTCATAATATAACACACCTTTTTTAGGATGGTATAAAGAAAGTAATTTTTGTAAATTTTGTTTTTCCTTAGGAACAAACAATACACCATTTTCAAACATTATGTGCCCTAGTGTTGCTTCACCCTTTTGTTCTGATACTAAAGGTGAATTTTGATTGGTAGCATATCTAAGTTCTTGTTGCTCTCCTGTACTTTCATTAAACCATAACAATGGCCATCTTTGTGAGTGACGGGATTGAATTGTAAATGTTATAGGTTGGTGGGCCCCTTTTAACAAATAGGTTTTATCTTTAATTTCCCACTTTGGTTTTGAAGGCTTTACTGGTGCTTTAGCAACAGCTTTTTCTTTTACTACTTGAGGTGCAACCTCAATATTTTCTACTGCGGAGTTAGCTTTTTTAGCCATGATATAATATAATTAAATAATTAATAAAAATGTAAAGTAAGGGGCACCACTATGATACCCCTTATCCTTACAATAATAGTCTATGCAGAAGCTGTAAACAATACGAAATTGTTAGCACCTTGAGTAACAAGACATCTTTCAGATAGGAAGTGTACCTCCATAGCATCAAGCGCTGAAGTATAAGCACCTCCAACAGAACCAGTAATCCAAGATTTCATTCTTCGATCATCAGCCTGAGAAGCTCTATACCTTACGTGCAAGAAAGGTCTACGGATGTTAGTTCCCAAAATTTGGTCATAAACAGTTGAAGTACCTGCAGGAATCAAAACTCCTTCAATACCAGAAACTGCTACTGCACCTCTTGTGGAAGCATCATTTAGATATTTCCAATCTGTCTTATAAAAATCGTAAGATCCTCTGCGGAAACCACTGAATCCAAGATTCAAAGCCATCTCTTCAGAATTTTCAAACAATCCATAAGCAGTACCACCTTGAGCGCCGTCAGAAACAGTAGCTAGCATTCCGTCAATATCAAGTGCTAGGCTTCTATTTACAAAAAGCATATTTTCTTCAATAGCGCCTTGAGTATCTAGATTTTTTAGAACACTATCAAATTCAGTAAGTCCACCAGTGCCGCCACTAAAGTTGTTAAGAACATTACCTCTTGATTGAATAGAAGCAAAAAGTCCTTCAGTACCTTTTACAGTCAACGTAGAAGTTCCGCTTACTAATTCACCTTCAACAACAGCCATTTCTAAGTAGTCTTCAAAACGTAGTCTTGTTTCAGACTCAGCTTTTAAATACCATAAATATCCAGAAGTACCATCTTCAGTTGCAACTTCAACCCACCCAATTTGAGCAGCGTCAGAACCGTTAACAGCAAATTTGTCTTTAATGATGATAGGTGAATTGTTGTATTGAGTAAAAGAAGGTGTGATAGAACGCTCACGACCGTCAGCGGTTCCTTTTTTAAATTCAGAACCATAAACGAAAATCTTACCAGTTGTTAATCCTGTAAAATCAACTTCAGAACCACCACCAGTAGCAACTAGATCTCCTTGAGTATAAGGCTTAACAGTTAGGGTAGCCAAAGTAGCCGAAGTATCAACACTAGTTTCTACAAAACACTTTAGTTCTTTTCCTGTAGCAGGATCCATAAGGACAATAGTGTCATTTGCAGAAATAACGTTTGCAACAAAACCGGCTCCAGCAGTAGCATCCAATACGAATGTTAAAGTAGTACCTGTTGCAACAGTTACATTGTCATAAGCTACATGTAGTCTATTTTGTTCAGACCATACAACTTGGTCGGAAGTCATTGGCATTTCAGCGCCAACCATTCTCAAGAAACCAGAAAGAGTTCTATTTCCATATCTTTCTACTTCTTGTTCGTAAATTTCAGGTAGATACTGTTGAGCGAAGTCATTAGTACCATCCGTAAAACTTAGGTAATTGTCAATAAGTACTTGTTGCTTCTGGCTTGGTTTAATCGAGCCAAAAGCGGGTGCAACATTTGCCATTTTTTAATTTTTTTAAATTAGTTAGAATATTTTACTTTTTATTTTTAATTTACTTGAATCAGCTCCACTAATAGCCCTAACTTTTAAACCATTGATAAAAACTTCTCCAGCGGCAGTTTGCCTAGGTTCCGTTGTTATGTTTTTTGATTTAGCAATTTGTTCTTTAATAGCATCGGCACGGCCTTGCTCATAAAAATGATTTGCAACTTGGTCAGTATTCCTAGCGGTATAAAGAGCTTTATGGTAATTTCCAGGATCTTGTAATTCACCTTTATCGTTTAAGAACGTCTCAACGAATTGGGTTAAATCTTTCTGGTTATTAGCCGTAGAAACAGGATCTTTTATAGCATATCTGAATTTTTTATCTCCTACATTAAAATCGAAACCTTCGAAATTTTTAGAAAAATAATTATCAGTAGTTTCATGAAACTGTTTTACATAAACTTCTTTATTTTGCTGTTCTTTATTATAGCGATTGAAAAAATCTACTGCTTTTTGTTGTTCTTGAGTAACACCAGGACGTAATTTTATTTCCTCGTAATATTTACTTTTAGTTTCTTCCAAAAAGTTTTTAGCTTTCGCAACCTCTTCTTTAAACGCAATTTTTTTCTTGCGTATGTCTCTTTCCTCATCAATTTCTTCATCCCATGTAAAGTCTTCTAATATTAAAGACACATCTTCTGAATCTAAATGAGGTCTACTTGTTTTATAATATTCTCTTAATAATGTATTATTATCTACATTAGAATAATCCGCATTCAACCTAGCATAATCTTCTACAGTACCCCCGGTTTCTTCCATGAATTTTAGAAGTTTATTTACACCTTCAGGTAATTCTTGTGGTTTTTCTTGCGGTAATATTTCTTTTTGCTGTGTAGCATTAGAAGTTTCATTGCTTTTAACTATTTGAGCATCTTCAGAATTATTTTCTTTATCTTCAGTTACTAGCTTAATAGGGGACTCTACTTCTTTTTCGGTGTCCCGTACTTCTTCAGCCACTCCTTCGCTGTCTTTACCGTCTTCGGGTTCTTTGACAACAGCATTGCTATCATCTGTCTCTTGTGTTTGAACGGCATTAGTTTTATTTTCTGGTTCGTTAGGTATTACCACTTTGGTAACTTCATCTGGAATTTGTTCAACTGGTTTTGAATCTTTTAATTCAACTTTTGTAATTTTGTTTTCATCTACCAGTTTTTTTGGCTTAGAGGGCTTTTTCATTTTAAACTCTCCTTCTTGTCTTACTTCTGTTGACATAATATAATAATATAAAATTAATTAATAAAAATTACCTAGGCTCAAATTGCTCTAATCCAAAGCCGCCTAAGCTATCATTACCTGCTGACTCAAAATCTTTAGGTAATAAGTCGTTTTTTCTTTGATCAATAAGTTCAGATTGTTGTGTTCCCTGTATTCTTACTCTTTCGTCTTTTCTATCTTCTATTTGCTTTTCTTTATTAGCTAAAGCATCTGCTTGTATTTGAGCTAATTTCATTTTATATTGAAACTCTTCTGCCATTAACTGTTTTTTAATGAAGGCTTCTTGTTCCATTTTATTTATTTCAAAATCAGATTTAGCTTTTTCAATTTGTACTTTGGTATCAGCTAAAGCTTGTTGCTTCTGTACTTCTGACAATGCTGCAGATTCAGCTGTTTTAGCATTTGCTTGAGCTTGTGCTTGTATATTAGCTAATTGAGCAGCTTGTTGTTGCTCTTGTCTTTGTATTCTTCTTAATTTTAATACTTGATTAGCTAATTTCATATTTCGTATTTCACGAATATCAATAGCATCTTCAAGATTCAAAGCATTTTGCTGTAAAGAAACTTGTATATTTTGTTCTAATAGCGCTTTCTCTTCGGCGTCTGGCTCTAATTCTAAAAATATTCCAAAATTATGTATATCTAATTTTTGTATTTCTTCTAAAGTGCTAACGTTAAATGTATTAATGCTACTCAGCAATGCTTTTTTAGTTAAAGGAAATTGTAATGCGTCATTAATTCTTAATCCTACTTTTTCTGCAGTTTTTATAGTAATATACATTAAAGCTTTTAATATATGTCTTGTAGCAGTATTAGAATTAGCAGCTGCAATTTTTTGTAATCCAACCAATGCATTTTTATCAGGAGTGCTAGCATCAACAGCTTCATTTAGTCCTGTAGCATCGCGGATCATTTGTAAATAATATTGGTATGTAGTTATTAAGGATTGTATTTTAGCCATACCGTTGGATGTCTGCAATTCTTGAATAGGCACTTTACCACGATTTAAATCACCCTCCTGGGTTAAAGATCTACCAACTATACTTCCTGTTTGGAAATACATATTTAGTGCTTCTGCTGGATTATAATTAGTACCATTTCCTAAATCTACTTCAGATAATCCATCCATATCAAGATAAACCCCATCCGGAACTACTCTAGATAAAACCTGTTGTAATTTTAAATGAGTAAGTTGTATCATATCAGCAAATGTTGTAATTTTTTCAACAACCGAACTAATTCTTCCTTTGTACATTCTAGGAGCACAAAGAGAATAATTCATATTTACTTTAGTAATATCTCCGTATGGTCGTGTCATATTTTCTGACATTTTCCATTCTAATACTTTAGGCATTCCTAAAACTTTTGCTCCGGTGTATAATACTTCAATACTTCTACTTATTCTTTCAAAGTTATCACTTTCTGGTGGATTAAATGTATCAGGCTTTTCTAATATTTTTTCTAATCCTTGGTCTGTATACTTTAATTTAAAAACTTGATTATTATAAGTTTTATACTCAAAAAATAAAATAGAAACTAAATTATCATCTGTGTTTCCATTGTAATTTCTAACATAATTGCTATAATTACTAGGCCCCTTATATTTTTGTATTTCTTCTAAATCAGCATCTGTTAAATAAGGAAATTGTCTTTTAACTTCTGATAAGCTTAAATTTTTAACTTCACCTACATAATATATGTCATCAAAGTTAGGATCTTCTGTATATGAGTACACAAGAGAAGCGGGATCAACATACTCTACTTTAACTCCCTCTGATAAATTAAAATTTGTTTTTGAAGCTCCAATCCCTAAAACCGCTAAATCATATGCAATTCTTCTTTTTATTTCATTATACTTATTATAATCAAAAACATTTGTTATAGCTTCTTCTTCTGCAATTTCAATGCTTTGTTTATAGTCTAATTGCAACATAACATCTAATTCTTCTCTTGAAGCTGGTAGTTTTTCAGGTTGAGAACTAGAAAAAAAGTTTTGCCCTGTAGCTTTATTTAATTCTTCTATATATTCTTTATTTTGAATATCCCTTAAAGCATTAAATGCAAACTGTGTTCTTTCTTCTAAAGCAAAAGGATCAGAGGCGTAAGCTTGTATCTCGTAGCCTTTATCTGTCATGCCATTTACTATAATATCAACAAACTTAGGAATAATTGGTACAATTTTCCAATCTAAATTTAAATAGGATAAATCCCCATTTATAGATAATTCATCTTTATATTTTTGAACTGATTGCTCACCTCTAGCATATAATCTTAAATTATGATAATTTTGAAAATTTTGTAAATACCTATCTCCTCCGGTGTCTTGTCTAAACCATTCATTTTCAATAGCTTGTCCAACTTGTACGCCATAATCGTAGCTGTTTTTTATTTCATCAGATACTACTTGGTCTGGAAATGAACTATTGTAATTTGTATAAACCATCTATTTAAATTATTTTTGACGTAATTCCATCGTTGTTGTATTTTCTCATTTTTAAATTCAAAGGCATAAATACTTTTTTAGATACAGGCGCATATTTATTTTTATTACAAGCCATAATAGCTAATCCTGAACTAATAGAAGCATCGTGTTTTGTTCTATTATTTAAATTAAATTTAGACCAATCATTTAAAGTTCTTATAAAGTACATATTACCGTAATCTGTTCCATTAAAGCCTATATGAGTATCTATATATGTTTCAATAGCTGCTGCATGAGCTTGCTTCATATCTTCACTGGAATTTGGTACTCCTCCTATTTCTCTTTCTGTTACTGAAAGCTTATTGTAAATTTTATCAGGTCTATTCATTGAATATCCTCTATATCCCCTACGCTTTATATAATATAAAAGTCTAGGTTTGTTATTTTCCGCTAGTATTGGCATTCCATAAAATATTAATGCCATTAATACATCTTCAAAAAATATTTCTGCATTATCGGGTCTAGATATGTATTCTAAAAAAAATTGATTAGGGGGAGCGTCTTCCATAGTAAACTTTGTTAGCCCATGTAAAGAACCTTTAGAACCTCGACCATCTACTGTGCCTGAAATATCGTAACTATCGCATCCAAATGCTCCTAAATCTTCATTACCAGGATGCTTTATATTATTTTTTATTATTATTTTATTTTGCAAATGATAAGGTGGTACCCAAGAAACAAAAAATCTTCCTTGATTATTTGGCATAAAAATTACTCTTGTATCTTTTACGCCATTTTCCCACTGAAAATTTCCTTGAGTAACTAAACTACTATATTTAATATCATCAACATAATCTATTTGTTCATAAATTTTAGTTAGATTAAATAAAGATTGTTTAGTTTCATCTCTAAAAGCATGTTGAATTGTACGAGGAAATTGTCTATAAAATTCATTTAAAGCATCTTGATCTTGCTTCAAACCCTCTACCTCATTATTCCAATAATCTATTACACCTATTTCTATTTCGGTTCCATCAATACTTTTAACTGGGGTTTTTGGAGTGTCGAATACAGGTATTCCATACATATTAATGAAGCCTTCGTAGTTCCATTCCATAGGTATGAACAAAGAATATAGTCCTGAACTAGTCTGACCATTATTATTTCTTTTTGTAACATCTGATCCTTCATATACTTTTTTAAAATTTTCTCCGCCTTTATCTAATGCATTTGATGTTGATCCCATCATGCATTTTCCCACAATACGACTTCCTAATCTTAAAGTTGTTTTTGTTACTCGCCAGTTGTTTATTATATTATCAGGCCTTTCCCATTTCCCGGATTCATCATGAACTAAAAGTTTTAATTTTTCACCGTCATAACTATTGTCACCTGTATTTTTCCAATCAATTGTAGTATCAAGACCGTCAATATCTTTTAATTGCTCTCCTACTTCTATTTTACGTCTAGTTAATTTGGAAGCGGGTACTCTATAAGCAAGTTCTGTTTTTGGTCTATCCATTCCATCTTGAACTGGTTTAAAGAAGAAAGGATAATTGGTTGATATTGGAACGACTTTATCTGTAAACATTTTTTTGGCATCAGCCCCAGTTTTCGATAAAATTCCAAATCTCGAGTCGCTTGACATGGTTGCTTGGTTAACAGTTTCGTTCGATGCCATGAAGCTAAACCCAGACCGTCTGTTTTTAAGATAGCATATTCCATAACATCTGGTATCTGCTTTGCACGCTTCCCAAAAAATATAGAATAATCTGTTTGATTCCCTAAACTCAGCGGCCCCAACGTCAATTTTAGTCCACTGCAAGTACATGTAATGAGTCCCAGTAATATAAGTTTTGATACCATTATTATAGAACGAAAAACCTTCTTCTCTATATTTAAATTCATTATCTATAAAATCGTACCAGTTTTCTTTAAAATTATCAGGGTATTGTTCCCAATCAAAAACTGATTTTATTTTTTTTAATACTTTAGGATATTCAAATTTTTGCCAGTATTGATCTTCTTTTTTATTTGATTTTTTATAACATTGTTCAATTAATGGTAAAGCAATATATAAACCTTGTATATTATATATTTCACCTATTTTACCTGTTTTACTTATTATTATAATATCATATTCTTTATTATAGCCATATTCCCATTTTTTATACCTATTATTTCTATTTATAATTTTAGGTTTTATATAGTCTTTAGCTATAAAATATAGATTCTGTTGGTACATTATTTAGATCTTTTTTCCGCAAATCCACCAAATTGTTTTTTAGATTCTGGAATTTCTTGCAATAATTTTTCTTCTTGATCTATTCTGTTTAATATTTCAAAAGCGTCAAATATTGCTAATTTTTTAGTTGCAGCAGCGTTTTTTAATCTATCAGCAGATATGTCATCATCAGAATCTACAATATCTTCTTTTGCTACTTTAATTAATTCTTCAACTGCTCTTTGCCCAGCTTGGATTATATTCAGTTTCGTTTTTTTGATGTCCATATTTAATAACAATATCATTTGATTTCATACAATATAAAAGCTCATTATCTACTATAAACTCCCATTCGCCATTTGGCGTAAACCCAACGGTGTCTCCTGGGCTTATTTCAAGAGCTTCTAACGAGCTATTTCCGTATTTTAGTATACCAACAAGGCTTTTAGTTTTTTCTTGCTTTAAATAATCTTTATTAATAACCGGTTTTACAAAGCATCTATCCATAAACGAATGCCATTTATTACTTTTTTTATAAAGATACACTTGATCCGGTTGGCAAAAGTAAAGATTGTTTTTAAAGTATTTACTACTATTTTTTTCTTTACCTCTTATATCATAATACCTTCTAAAAACATTATGATGTATTATTATTTCATCACCCGGTTTTATAACAGTTTTGAAAGCTAAAGGTGTACTAATTACTTTTGCTAGTTTATTTATAAACTTAAAAGATTCTATGCTAGAATTTAATACTAATTTATTTTCACCTATATTAATTGAATTATTATATCTTTCACCTATAGGCTCTACTATAAAATTATAAAGACTATTCATATTTTAAATCATACTCTACTGAAATTGCCATATTAGAATTAAATTTTTTCCATGGCACCACCTCATTATTCTTTTTTATATGTATATTATAAGAATTATCAGTATCTTCAAATATGATATAAGCTATTTTGTGACCTCCGTAAACTTCTTGTTCAAGGGAATAATGCATAGCATCATTTTTATAATCAGATCCAATGCTGATTTTTCTTATAACACGTGACATTTATATTATTTATTAGATTCTTCTATTTCAGTATAAATCCCCGTTTCTAAATCGATGCTAACCGCTCCATATTCTTTTTCAAGCTCTTTTTTATGATCATCACTATCTTGCGTTAATCCGGCAAATTCATGCAATAAGATATGCTTTTGATTTTCTAAAAAACCTAAATCCCTAAGCTTGTTATTCATTGCAGTTTGATTCTCTTTAATTTTAGCTAATTGCTCTTCAGTTACTTTTTTTTCTACTTTTTCCATTTGATTAAATTTAAATTGATTATTATTACTTTACTTTATCTTTTATCTTTTCATATGTTCGCAAGCTACCTAATCCTAACATACCTAACAAAACGGTCATTAAATGTTCCATCTGTAATGCTGGAGGTACATCTTGCGGTTGTAATGCCCATATAAACAAATCTCTTATTACAAAATTATATGCTAAAGCTACACCACAAACCCAGCCAATAAATGGGCGCCAGCCAGCAACAAATACAGTTCGATGGCCAGCTTCTATTTCATTTATTTTTGTTTGTATAGAAATTAATTCATTAGGATCTAACTCTTTGCCTTTTATGGCTTCTCGTATTTCCCAGGCTAAATTACCAGCAACGGATTTTCTATTATCACCGCCTTTTAGTAATCCAACAAGCAATTTCCACATTTTATGCTCCTGATTTGGGGTCTTTTTTCTTAGCCGGCTTAATTACGCCACCTGCTTCTGCATAATCAATGCGGTCCTGTCGCATTGTTCTTAATCTAGACTGCTCTTGCATATATAATTTCTTTTTTCTTTCAGCTTCTTTAATTGCTTCTCTACGACTTGAATTGTCCGTGCTTCCAAATCTAGTAAATTTACCTGAATGCGATACAAACCCATAAGCCTTACTAGGATCTTGAGTTTGTTTTCCACTTCCGGATTCTAAATAATACCCTTTATAGTCGGCAATATTGGTTGTCTTTGGATCAAAAATACCAGT